GTGCTTACCGATACAAAATTAAAAAACCTCAAGCCGCAGGACAAACTGTACAAGGTCTCCGATCGTGACGGGCTGTATGTAGCTGTGCTTACGTCAGGCACGGTCTCGTTTCGCTATGACTACCGTATCAACGGTCGCCGCGAAACACTGGTAATCGGGCAGTATGGGCGTGACGGTATCAGCCTGGCAGAAGCGCGAGAAGAACTGATTGCTGCAAAGAAGCTGCTTAAAGCAGGCCAGTCGCCGGCTGCGGCTAAACGTGACGGTATCAAAAAGATTCGTGGTGCCGAGACGTTTGCGGTACATACCGACAGTTATATGAAACACGTCATCCTGGCTGACAGTACCCGCGCAATGAAGCAGGCGGTGATCGACCGTGACATACTTCCGGTTCTTGGCAACAAAATGATGGCTGAAATTACCACATCGATGGTTCGTGATTTGTGTGACCGGATTGTCGAACGCGGTGGCCGTGCAACAGCAGTACAGGCCAGGGAGATCATCAGCAGCGTATACCGTCACGCCAATGACCGTGGTCATGGTTTGTTTAATCCTGCGGCTGACATTAAACCTTCGTCTATCGCCATATTTAAACCACGAGAGCGAACACTGACACCAGAAGAAATTGGCCTGTTCTTCCGCACGCTGGATGCCATTGGTGCTATGGGCACTATGAAAATGGCTTTAAAGCTGGTGCTTATCACTATGGTTCGTAAAGGAGAATTCACTAATGCAACGTGGGACGAAATAGATTTTAAAAAATGGACATGGACAATTCCTTCAGACCGCATGAAGGGAAGCCGGGCGCACGTTATTTACCTGCCTAAACAGGCACAGGATATATTGGTTGGGTTGCAGATGTGCGCTGGTGGAAGTGAATATCTGGTTCCTGGTCGTTACAATTTCCGGAAGCCATTATCTAATGCCGCGCTGAACTCTCTGATCGACAGAACGGTGAAAATAATAAATGAAGATGGTGAGCATATTCAGGACTTCACCGTACACGATATGCGCCGTACAGCAAGTACGTTGTTGCATGAGGCTGGTTATCCTTCAGACTGGATTGAAAAGGCTCTGGCACATGAGCAGAAAGGTGTGCGCGCCGTATATAACAAAGCGGAATACGCCAGACAGCGCGCCTACATGTTGCAGCAGTGGGCCGATATGATTGATTCCTGGATTAACGGGGAGCATACGGATCTGATTCCGTTCTCCCCGTCGAAGTTTGAGAGGTGGATGGAAGACAGTAATAAATAATTCTATCCTTCCTGGACTTTGGTAAGCGTCAGATTTCCGCAGAACACTGCGCCGGTGTCGATGTACATCTGGTTTGCATACACCAGTGGGTGATGTGCTGGCGTATGACCGAAGATGAACAAATCGGCACCGGTTATCTCCGAGACAATACCGTCCTGCGCGTCGCTAACCCGCTCACGATTCCATATCACCATTTCTTCTGGTACTGGCTTATCGAATGCGTATTCGTTGTGCGGGTAGTCTGCGTGACAGATGACGACCTTCTTATTGCCGGTAACCAGTTCGATAATCATCGGGAGGTTGGTAATCTTTGGCAGAAGGTATTTGAGTTGCACATCCTGCTCAGAATCAAGTTGGTGCCACCATCCACCGCCGTTTGACATCCAATGTCCGAAACTTCCGCCGTTGACCAGTGCATCCAGCATCATCTGCTCATGGTTGCCACGAACAGCTCGGAACCACGGCATAGTAATCAAATCCAGGCATTCGACGTTTTCAGCGCCGCGGTCAACAAGGTCACCAACGGAAATAAGTAAATCGCGCGCCGGGTCGAATGAAACTTTGTCGAGTTCGTTCATCAGCAGCGTGTAGCACCCATGCAGATCGCCGACGACGAAGATATTGCACCAGTCAGCGCCATTGATGCGTTGATATAGGTTCATGCTGCACGCTCCCGCCCCTGGTTGTCTATTGGTGACACCGGAGCATTGCTGAATGCATTTGTTAATCCGCCAATATCCAACGCGTATCCAGGGTGTAGTTGCACTGCCGGGTCTTCGCACTGATTACCCCAAACATCGAAGCCATGAGACGTCTGGCGGGCGAACAGTTCAATGCGAGAAACATCGCCTAACAATTGCACAAGTTTTTCACGAACGACATCTGGTTTTCTTGAATGCTCAAGCCGCGGTGCGGTAAATGACTGAACGATCCCTGCATTAATGCGTGGAGGTAGTTTTCCCTTTACTGCAAACAGGCAATCTTCACTATTGGCGCGAGTCATGTGTCCCATACCCATAACCAGTTTATCTGGTTGTCGACTACCACATTTTATCCACGTGAAGCCCTTCATGGTCATCAGACGGAATCCCCAGGCTTCAACAACTTTTAGCGCTTCGAGTGGTTGTGTTGGCACCCACCACATGGCCAACAGACAGTTTTCATCGGCCAAATCCCACACAGGAAGGCGGCAGATATCCATCACACTCATAACCGGATATTTAAAACTGGCACCGCGATTACCATCTGCGGCTTTGTCCCGGTATACCCAGGGTGGATCTGCATAGATTAGTGTGTATTTCTTAGTCATAAACCACCCCGCAACATCCTATACCGCTATAGTCTCCACGGCGAAGGCCGTTACCTTTTGTGATACATTGGTCCCTGCGAACCGCGATCCTTGCACGCTCAACATCACCAGAAGCAACATCCATACACTGAAGCCAAAGGTGAGCGGCAATGCGGAACTGCCCTTTTTTCTCTCTTTCAATCGCGCGTTTTTCGATCTCTATCGCCGCAGGAGTAACGGCGACAATCTTTGACGGACTGCGCATTGAAACCTTATTCATGTGATATTTTTCAAGTCGGCTTAACTTTCTCACTTAATCCAACCCTCTCTGAAAATTAATGCCAGCAGATAAAGCCATGCTGAAACAGAGGCCAGGAATAAGTACCATCCTGACCATTTGATCCAGTGCCTTAGCAGCGCACTCATGCAGCGTTGCTCACGGGACGATATACACGTTGCTGAACAGGAGGTTTTTTACCCTGGAACTCTGCCGGGCTTGCTGCCTGACGTTCATCAAGCCAACGCTCAACTTCGTCACGGTTCCATGCGCAGCGTTTGTCAGTGATATACCAGCGTTTAGGAAATTCCCCTGCGCGCTCCATACGGTCGATAGTGCTCCATGACAGTGGCACCACCGCCAGGAGTTCCTTCTTACCTAATGCACCTTTCATAAATACCTCTCTTGGTTGCAGTGCGGCGCGTGTGGCGCCGCGGTGGTGGTTACATAGATGTTTCGTTTAATTCTTCCCGACGAACGCTGTAAACGTCGGTGGCTTTTGCCAGTAGTTCGTCATCATCTGAAAGTTTTTGTGCAATGTATTTGTAAGCCTTATCCAGTTCGGATACAGTGCTGTAATTCATCGCTGCGCTGGTAAAGGCCATCAGCATTTCTTCTGGATCACGGCTATCCGCTTTACGCGTTTGCTCATCAGGCTTTTTCACTGGTTTAGCGTTGATCAGACTGTTCATGCTGGATGCTGTGCCGTGCTTTGCCTGACTTCTTGGAGTTACGTCACGTTCAATAATGTCAGGTGAGTCGATATATTTACCTTCCATTTCCTCAGCTGTGGCTTGTTGACCAATCTCCGGCCATGCTTTACGTAATGCCTGTGCCTCTGCGCATTTTGCCAACTGCGCATAAGGGCGCTTTTTCCACATGGCATTTGGTGCCGATGTGTCACGCCCCCCAGTTGCATAGTTCTCAATCCAGTATTCTTTGGCGCTAAACTCTACGATTTCCCCGCTTGCCATTCGCTTGCTGACGGTGTACTTACACCACTGAGGGAAGGTAACCTCCACGCCTGAAAGCGTTTGTGTTACATCTGGACCGAACTCAGGTTCATTAGCGCCTGCGTAATCGCCGGAACGGTAGGCCTGAATGCGATAAAGTCCAATGCCAGGCATGACCACGTCGCGCCATTCATTCTTTCCACTCTTCGAGTCTTTAACACTCATTGGTACCAGGTGTACCGGCTTAAGAAGAGGATCGAGTTGACGCGCCCGGCAGTAATCGACTGCCATCATTACCGATTCATCTTTTGCCCCAGGGTAAATACTGTTTTTCAGAGCGCTCCATGTAACTTCATCGATTCCCCGAATAGCCAACACATCATTGGTGATTGCAATTTCGTTGCTCATACGTACATATCCTGTTTGCGTGCCCACTCAGGGCGTTTAATAATTTCCACGCCGCCCCATTCATCGCTGATGCGGCATTCGTGATAGGTATTCAGATCCCGGCGGAACAGAGCGTGCCCGGCATCGACATCCGGCGCATCCAGCTCGAACACGCGTACCGGATACCGACCACAATCAATGCTTTCGCTCACGGCAAGAAAGAAAAAACCATGCGGCTGACCAGTAACCCTCATTGCGCCTTCGCGGTACATTGCGTCCTGCACGTGGTAGCGGAATTCCTCGATGTGGCGTGCAAAACGGTCCATATCTGCAACCTTTTTCACGTCGACGATCACGTTGTGCTCGTTCAGCCATTTGTCTGGACGAATGCGGCACAACTCACCAGTCTCTTCATCGTTCCAGTACATTGATGCTTCGCAGTAACCAGGTGCTTCCAGCATCCAGCGTGCCGCCGGGTGAGCCATTGCGCTATCACGCATCAGCTCCAGTTTCCGCCACTGCTCGGCATCAAGTACCGCAATCCCCATATCCGCTACATCACGAAGAAATGCTTCTTCGTCAGCTTTACCTTGTTTCGTCCGACGATCGAACTTTGGTGAAACAATGAAGCGTTTGTCGAATTCTCCAGGTTCAAGAAGCAGACAGTGCAATGCAGTTCCCATATCTAGTGCAGACTTTTTCTCTTCGTCTTCTGGTGCTGCCTGAACCCATTTAAGAAGCGCCGGATTCTTGGCAACCATGTCCAGTTGCGACTTACTCACGCCGTCACCGGCGTGGTAGTCCTCATTGCTGATGTCGAAATAGATGCCAGTATTCATAACTTAACCTTGTATTCGTTCTGCTTGTTGGAACGGGTTCCATCGTGGAAATATATTGCGCTCCTGGTTACCTCTACCCATTTGCGACGTTCAAGCTCAGCGATGAACCAAGAAACCTTCGATCTTGAGATACCAAGAATCTTTGCCATATCTCGGATGCTGTGTTTTCCACCTCGCAGCAATGAGAGGAGTGTTGGTTTCATGCCGCGTCCCTCTGCCCATCAAGCTGATCCGCCAGATCCCAGCGCGCTATAATTGCCATTGCCTCGCGCCGGTAGGCATCCACCAGTTCTTCGAACTCAGGGCTGTCTTTAGCAGCCTCCAGCACTTCCTGACGAACGCCTTTGCCTGTTACAACGTCGAAAGTTGAGGACAGTTGATGAAGTCGGATGCTCTCAATCAGTTCAACTTGTCGGTCATATAGCTGTTCTGACAGGCGGTAGTCCTTGTCGAATGCCAGCATGATTTTTTGAAGATTTTTCTGCTGATTAACGTTCATTATCAGCCCTCCCATATCTCGTTATCGTTGGCTACATCGCGAGCTTCTTTGCTGACGAAAGCCCACTTAATGCCTTCCTGTAAGGTGCGGAACTTCCAGCTCATGAATCCGCATGCAGTAACGCAGTACCAACCGTTGATGATTTTCCACTGCATAACTTGTTACCTCGGTCTGTTACCGTTGGGGTAATAATTATGCTTATTTGGTTTGGTGTCAATAGATATGAGTTAAAAAAATTACCCGTAAGGTAATCTATCTGGCAATAAAAAAGCCGCCATGAGGCGGCTTACTTACTGAAAACTATAGTTTTATTGTTTGCTTTTTTCGTTCTGGTTGATGACAAATTCAATGTAACTTTCGATCTTTGCTTTCTCGGTTTCGGGTAACAATGCGTAGCGTGAGCGGTCATAGTTGATAGTCGCAGGGTCGTGCGGGTGAATCAGTAGTTCATATCCGTGACGCCCGAATGCGGATGCAACATTCTCCAGGGTGGAAATGGAAACGCTGACCTCATTGTTTAACAGGCGGCTGATTGTCACCTGGGCGACGCCGGATGCGCGGTGAAGTTTTCCCTGTGTTGAAAGGTCGCGGCTTTCGCTCATCCAGCGTTCCAGGTTGTGAGCCGCTAGCTGACCAATGTCGCTTGGGCCGACAGGCTGAAAACCTTCCTGAGAAAGCGAGCGATCGATATCAAGCCAGTTACGGGGTTTATTGGCGGCAGCTTCAATTTTTCGCGCAACCTGGTCGCCGATAACCTTCTTGCCAAGAGCCCAGCGGTTTACCAGATTTGCCTGAGTTCCAAGTTTTTCTGCCATCCGCGTCTGAACACCATTGAATTCACGGTCGATCAAGTCGTTGAGATTTTGCCTGCGGACGTCCTGGATACTTTTCATTTTCTGGAAAATCGCCTCATATATGAATCAGTAGATGATTCAATTTAAAGCAATATTACCCAACAGGTAAATGCACCCCATAGGTAACTATCCTTGATTTTTGTTACCTTATGGGTGAATATTTATTATCTGAAATAAATATCAGGCAATAGCTATGAGCGATAACGGACATTTCGATTTCAAAAAGCACTGGCTTGCACTTACTCCGGATGAGCGTGAAGCCTTCGCACAGGAAGCCGGAACGACGAGTCACTATATCCAGACTCACTTAACAGGTAAGCGCAAAATGCCAGGTAAAGTATTGATGAATGGGCTTTTTAAAGCCTGTAAATCAAGACAATGGTTGCGCTCAAAAGCAGAACTGGCATACTTCTTCTACTCATGATATCCAGCCACAACCCTCTGTAGACCGCCATCCGGCGGTCTTTTCATATCTATTCGCACCTCAAAGGTAATAAAAAACCAAATCTGGTTGATCTTTTTTTTGTGTCAGCACAAAATAACCGTAATCCCAATACTAATAACAGGGCTTGCCATGGAAATCATTACACGTATTGATGCCGCAAAGCGCGGACTTAAACGCTACTACACCGGAAAACCATGTAAGCACGGACATGACAGTGAACGCTGGGTTTACAACGGACACTGTGTTGAGTGCACCATGGAATCAAACCGTCGCATCAGGGCAGAGATTAAGCAGATCATGATTAATTCCTCCCCACAACATTCAAGCTGATAGCGGAGATTAATCATGAGCAGACATGCAACAGATTGGGCCTGGGAGACAGATCCAGGTAGCTCGTCATTAAAGCTCATACTGCTCTCGATGGCTGACAGAGCCGATGAATATAACCTCTGCTACCCCAGCATAGAACGCCTCGTTAAAGACACTTGCCTGAATAAAAAAACCGTGCAGGCCGGACTTATATCGCTCATGAAAATGGGGCTTATTTCAGATACCGGAGAGAGAAAGGGAGCGACGAAAAGAGTGCGGGTTTTCTCTCTTAATATAACCAAAAACGGGAACATTAAAGGCAACCGGGAAGGGGGTAATGAACCCGAAAACGGTAATGTTACCGAAAACGGGAATATACCCAAAAACGGGATGTTGAATGATCCCAAAAACGGGATGTTGAATGATCCCAAAAACGGGATCCAGAACCAGTCATATAACCAGTCATTTAACCAAGAGAGGGAGAGCAGGACAAAAAGCGGGGATTCTGTGCCTCATGACCCCGGCGCAAACAACGCCGTGATGAATAACTTTGTTCCTCCTGGTGGGCCAGGGCAATTAGGCAAATTTGTCATGCATGAACAATGGCAGCCATCAGATGACTTTCTTCGGAAAAGCTCATTGCAGGGGATCTACCTGGACAGTCTGCCAACAGCACAGGAACTTGCAGAGTTCAGAATTTACTGGATGGCTGAGGGTAAGGCATACCATCAGGCACAGTGGGAGCAGAAGCTGGCAAGGCGGCTGCAGATTAGCAGACAGAAGCAATCAACATTACCTGATAACAACGTTCCGCACTGGAACAGCCCTGAAGCGTGGGAGGATTTCTTGTGAACAACGTTTTTACCGCGATACAAAACCGTGACGGAGAAGCCCTTTCTCGCATGTCAGGTTATGAGCATCAGTACGTCAACAATGACAATGTGGTGAACATGTCAGCAGAGAGGCTTGTTGATGCCCTTTTCAAACAGCTGAAACAGCTGTTTCCGGCGGCAGTGGTAACCAACCTGAAGACGCCAGAGCAGGAAGTCGCTGCAAAACAGCAGTGGATTGCTGCGTTTGCCGAAGGGGGGATCCGAACCCGTGAACAGGTTTCTGCTGGTATGCGCCACGCCCGCGCCAGTGAATCTCCGTTCTGGCCGTCGCCAGGGCAATTTATCAAGTGGTGCAAAGACAGCAAGATGGTTCTTGGCGTCACCATTGACGATGTGATGGCGGAGTTTCACCGGTACAGCAAGGAAAAAAGTTTATATCCTGGTGGTCCCGAAAGATTCCCGTGGCGGCATCCGGTTATGTACTGGGTCGTATGTGATACCCGCCGTGCAATGTATCAGCGCCAGCTTAGCGAGATTGAGGTTGAGAAACACGCGCGCAGGCTGCTCGATGATTGGGCGAAAAAGGTGGCTTCCGGACAGCAGATACCCGATCCGGTGATCAGCATACAGGCAAAGCCAGAACCCATGAGTACGCCTCCGGACACAGGGAGAGACGTTTACCATCCACCAGGGCGAAGTTTCGGGTGCATGCCTAACGCCGCCACCCTTGGGGGAATAACACCGGCGCAGTGGCTGATGGAGGAATACAGGCGGGGAAAGGCGTCAGGATTTATCAAGTAATACCAGCGCGATAGCGCATTTTTTTACGTCTCGATAATTACCTTTGAGGTAATAAAATATTCTAAAATCTATTGATTTCGTGTCTTATGTGGTTTTTAATTACCTAAGGGGTAAATCATGAGAAAACAGATACAGGCTCTTGGTCGACTCAAAACAGGCCAGATGAACAAAACAGAATCTGCGTATTGCCAGCACCTTGAGCTGCGTAAACGTGCAGGGGAAATAGCCTGGTATCGATTTGAGGGTATCAAGCTGCGGTTAGCTGACAACACGTTCTATACGCCCGATTTTGCTGTGATGCTCGCCACCGGCGAGATGGAACTGCACGAAGTGAAAGGTTTCTGGACCGACGACGCCAGGGTGAAAACCAAAGTCGCCGCAGATCAGTATCCGTTCCGAATCATCGGGGTAACGGTTAAACCAAAGAAAGCAGGTGGTGGCTGGAACATCGAAGAGTTCTGAATCGACGATCTTTTTAGTTATCAATGTAATCAATAAGTTATGTGGATAAGCGAGGGTAAAGATGGAAAGTAATATCAAAGGGTTAGTTTCCGCCGGGCATGAGATGGCTTCGGAACTGAAAGCAGAATGTGGTGCCGTTGATATGCGCAGCGTGGCAAAGCTGATCAGCGATTTGGCAACGCAACTGGAAGTGCAACTGGTGCGTGCTAATGCGCTGGCGGCGGAGAATGAGCTGGCTCGTAAAGCAGTTCAGGCATTCTGCGATGTTGTTGGCGACAAAACCGAGGTTATCTGCGAGGAGGTTGGGAGAGATGGCGTTCTGGTTATCTTGGAGGCCATGAAAGCAACAGGAAATATGCCTGCCACCGATGCTTTCCTGGCTGAAGTACGAGCGCAGGGCGTGGAGATGTTTGCGGAGTGTGCATACACACTTGAACATCATGATCACGCAGTAGCCTTCGCCGCTGAGCTTCGCAAAGGAGGCAACCAGTGAGTGTAACGGTTGAAAAGATTGATGTGTTGTCATTCGTTATAACCGGTGCAGAGCGACTAGATCCGGTTAGAGTGATGATTGAAAACTACGAACCTGGTAAGGGAAGAATCACCATCACCTGCTACGGAAAAGCGTGGACTGCGGCTTGGTTTGCTATGGGCGGTGATGATGTGCAGACGTTCATTAAGCGGGTCAGCAACGAGTATCTAATCGGCTATTTCGACCCTCAACTGCGAAGCACGGTCGACGATGACAACGATGCAAATCTGCTTTTCGTGAAGTCAGAAATCATAAAGTTACGAAGAGAGAGAGAAATCGACGCGGTACAGGCTCGAGAAATGTGGGACGAGGCGGAAAACGCCGATGACGTAAAAGAAAGCTGCTGTTGTTTCGGTGTCGGTAACAAACTGCTGAATCTCTTTGGTGATGATCCGTGGTATGCCGACTGGCCAACGGCACCAAACCCGAAATACCAGTATCTGGAACGCGTACTTAATGCAGTGAGAGACGGTCTTAAGCAAATAGAGAAGGTGGAACCATGACTGTATGTCTTATTGATAAACGTCGACGTGGGCAACAAATACCATCTGTTGGAATGCCGAATCACACATGGTTTTGCGTACTTGATATCGATGGTATGGATGCGTTGGTTGACACTCGTCATTACTGCGATACCGCAACAGCTACTCCGGCGAAAGCAAAGAAAATGGTTGCTCTGATAGAAAACTGGACTCCACCTGATGGTTGGTGCAATGGGAATGATCGAGATTGGCATGAAAAAATGAAGGGCTATATCTGCGATTTCTTACGTAAATGCAACGGCTTCAGGGTGATGTGATATGACCACTATGACCAGAGAAGAACAAAAGCAAGTTCTCATAGATACAGCTAATCACATAATCAATCGTGATAATACTTCACCATATAGCGAAAATCTTAGGGAACTGGCACGAATTGCACTGGCATCGCTGGAAGCAGAACCGGTGGCGTGGATGCGTGATGACGCAGATGGTCGTGAGTATAACGCTCGCAATGAATTTTCTGGTGGAGGGGGAGGAGTTCCACTCTACGCCACCCCTCCAGTGCCAGTAGTACCGGAAGAAAAACCAATGCCTAATCCTCTTAGCATGTACGCGGTTGATGCTGTTGCCGCTATTGCAGAGGTGAGAGGCTGGAACGCATGCCGCGCCGCCATGCTTCATAGTGCCGAACCTGCAAGTAATCATGAAGAGTTGCCGCTTGATTATCTCCAAGGTCAAAAAGATGGTCTTGAATGGGCTGCGCAGCTTGCAGAAGCAAATCACCCACAAACTGGCGACTGGCTTTACGATGACCCGCTGGAGCTGGCTAAAGCTATCAGAAAAGGTCCTGACATGCCCGAATTCGATGGACCAACTCCGATAACGCCGGAGGCCATTGAAAACGCAATTGAATATATCCGCAGTATCGCTTTTCACATCGATGAAGACGATTACCACGGCAAGCATATTGCGTATTTCATGCGACAAGCACTGGTCTGGCTGGAAGGGCATTCATGCAGCGACGACAGACAGGGTAAAGCCGAGAATCAACCAGTACGCGGCAACCAGGCTGCCGAATCCAATCGCGGTAATGAGTGGACCGGCAATCCTGATATTGATAACGCCATCATCATGCTCGATCGCATAGATACGCTGGAAAGTTGCGATGATGACCGTATTGAGGCGGTTAAGACTGTTTTGCGTAGACTGGCTGGCAACTATCCGGTAACTCCGGATGGTTGGATAAGCTGTAGTGAGCGAATGCCTGAGAACATTCCCGGAAGTTGTAAAGAGTATCTGGTGTTTGATGGGCTTAATAATAAAGTTCATCACGATTACTGGGTTGTCCCTGATGGAGACAGTGAGCCAGTTGCGTCGTTCTGGAATCATTACGGGGCACATGTAACTCACTGGATGCCGCTACCAGAACCGCCGCAGGAGGCAAAATGATGGACTATTCACAGTTAAGTGATTTTGAAATTAACAGAATGGTAGGAGACATAATTTTTAAAGGCCTTTGGGCGTGTAAACCGGAAACATCAGGGAATAACACCAACAAATGGTATTACGGAAATACTGATACAACTTTTGAGCCATTAAACCCTTTACCTGACTACTGCAATAATCCATCGGATGCATGGCCTATTATTGTTGATAATAAAATCAGTCTAACCTGCCACCAATCTCGCGGTGAGTGGTCAGCTGTTTTTAATGCCGAGAACATTTGCTTTCATGCGAATAATCCACTCCGAGCCGCCATGATTGTATTTCTCATGATGCAGGAAAATCAGAATGGCTAAATCAGCAGCAGAGCGCAAAGCCGCTCAGAGAGCCAGACAAGCTGCATCTGGTGTGCGTAAGCTGGAAATTGTGCTTGATGCTCAGGAAATTGAAATGCTGGAGCGTAACTGTGCCACGCGTCGCCCCGGGCGTGCGCCTTACGAATTTGGTGAGTATATAGCGTTACTGATCCGCCAGGATGATGCACGCGTGCGCGGGCGTATAAAATCGATCAGCAGAAAATGTTGCGGTAAGTGCGGCGAGAGAGTTCCAGTTAATTCATGCCCGTGTAATGGTGACTCGCAATGCTGGGTGACTAAAGGCTGGCATGAAACGAAATTAATAGTGTGACATGTCACGAGTAGATTATGCATGATGAATTTGATGGGTTTTGAATACTGCCGCCAACTATGGCGGCTTTATTTTGCATGGTACTATTACCACAACGGTAACTATTACCACGGTGGTTATGATGCCTGCTGAACCTAAAACCTATAAACGCAAATCAACGCAATTTAAGCCACTAACAGCAATGCAGGAGGCTTATTGCCAGTCATACATCAAAACGCCTGAAAACCAGACTCAGGCAGCGATTAACGCAGGATTCTCCCCAAATACAGCGGCAGTTAAAGCCAGTGTCATGATGCGCGATGAACGCATTCAAAAACGGATTGCCGAGTTGATGGAGGAGCGCAACAAACGAATGCGCGTCAGTGCTGATTACGTTCTCATGCGCCTGGTGGAGATCGACCAGATGGACGTGATCGACATCCTCAACGACGATGGGAGCCTTAAACCAATCCGTGAGTGGCCGAAAATCTGGCGCACTACGCTTAGTGGCTTTGATCTGTCATCGACCATCATGAACATGAACGAGGATTCGATAGAGACAATCCTCAAAAAAATTAAATGGCCTGACAAGGTGAAGAACCTTGAGCTGATTGGTAAGCATGTTGATGTCAACGCGTTCAAAGAACGTCTGGATGTTAATGTGAATGTGACAATTGCTGATCGCATAGCAGCAGCCAGGAAGCGACTCAAAGAACGTCAGGATGGTAATCAGTGACAGATACAGCGTTATCTCCTGAAGAGCAGTTGATCGAGGATATTGCAGGGTTCACTCACGATCCGCTTGGCTATGCCCTCTATGCGTTCCCGTGGGGGGAAGAGGGGACTGAACTGGCACATGCTACCGGCCCACGTCAGTGGCAGGCTGATGCGTTCCGAGAGATACGTGATCACCTGCAGAATCCAGAGACGCGCTATCAGCCGCTTATGCTGGCACGCGCTTCTGGTCACGGTATTGGTAAATCCGCATTCATCTCAATGCTGATCAACTGGGGCATGTCCACTTGCGAGGATTGTAAGGTCGTGGTGACCGCCAACACCGACAACCAGCTACGAACGAAGACCTGGCCGGAAATTATCAAGTGGTCGAACCTTGCTATCACGAAAGACTGGTTTACCTGTACCGCTACCGCGATGTACAGCAATGATCCTGGGCACGACAAGCGGTGGCGAGCTGACGCAATCCCCTGGTCTGAGCACAACACTGAGGCATTCGCCGGACTACACAACGAGCGCAAACGCATCATCGTGGTATTCGATGAAGCGTCGAACATTGCGGATCTGGTGTGGGAAGTTGCTGAGGGGGCGCTAACGGACGAAGACACTGAGATTATCTGGGTGGCGTTCGGAAACCCTACACGTAACACCGGGCGTTTCCGCGAATGTTTCCGCAAATATAAACACCGCTGGAAAACTGCGCAGATTGACAGCCGGACGGTGGAAGGCACTAACAAACAGCAGTTGCAGAAATGGGTTGATGACTACGGGGAAGACAGCGACTTCGTTAAAATCCGTGTGCGCGGCATATTCCCGGATGCATCTGAATTGCAGTTTATCCCTACCGGACTTACTGACGAGGCAATGAAACGGGTGGTCACCGCTGCGCAGGTTGCACATGCTCCGGTGATAATCGGCGTTGACCCGGCATACTCAGGCGTTGATGACGCGGTGATATACCTGCGGCAGGGGCTGCACAGTAAGGTGCTGTGGACCGGCAACAAGACCACTGACGATCTGATTATGGCAAAGCGTATCGCTGACTTTGAAGACCAGTATCAGGCTGACGCGGTGTTCATCGACTTCGGTTACGGTACCGGTCTGAAGTCAATCGGTGACGGCTGGGGTCGTACATGGCAACTTGTTCCGTTCGGCGGCGCGTCTACTGACCCGCAGATGCTCAATAAGCGCGGGGAGATGTTCAACTCATGCAAGACATGGCTGAGGCTCGGCGGGATGCTGGATGACCAGGAAACAGCGGATGACCTGTCGGCGGCAGAGTACAAAGTTCGTGTGGACGGTAAAATCGTTATCGAACCGAAGGAAGATATCAAAGAGCGGCTTGGGCGTTCGCCGGGTAAAGGCGATGCGCTACTGCTGACGTTTGCTTTCCCGGTAGCCAAGAAAACTAATGACCCACGGCAGCAGCAGGGCAGGGCTATAACAGACTATGACCCATTTGAATGATTTTTACTTTTGTGTTTTTAATTTTCTTTGATAGGTGGAATTTAAACCACCATTTATATTTACTAGAGGATTATTCAATAATGTATTGATTTCTGGATTGTTAATTCCAGTAACGCCAAGTTTCTTTACGGACTCATTAAGGTCTTGTAATGATTTTAGACCTACAAGCCCATTAGCAATTGTATTATTTGTTGCCAAAGGAATGTTTTTCTTATAGGACTCATATTCGTTTTTTAAATTTTTGTGAGCTTTTTCTAGATTTTCTAGTTTAGATGTTGTTTCATCAATAACCTTAGATAATTCTAAAATACGAGCTTGTTCTGCGCGCAGTTCTGTCTCCCTCTCTTTCAATTCAGATGTGAGTTGTCCCATTCTGTCTTTTGAAAGAATTATTTCCTCTTTCATGTCTTGAATGTTTTTTTCAGCGCCTGTTTTTACTTTTTCGTAAGTAATGTCTTTTTTAGCCAGCAATCTCTGTAGCCGTGTTTCACGTTGTATTTTTCTTGCCTTCCGGTGATTTTCGATTGAGTCATTATTATCAAGAGGCTTTGCTTGCCATACGTTAATGATATTGTTTACCCATGGTAATAGGCAGCAGATAGTAATTACAGATAAGCATGGATAAAACATAACAGTTTTCCATGTGCTGTTATCTGAGATGTATGAAATTTTATCTATTATATTTGATTTGCTAAAAAATAGATAAAGAAGTGATTTCCAGTTGAAGGCGCACCAGGACATAACAAAAGCACCAAGCACAGGGTTTTTAGCTCGATGCACGGCAGTATTGGCAGTAGATAAAAACAGCTCTTTGAACGATTCGAACATACTAATTACCTTAAAGTTTTTCATGATTATACCTTTAAGGTAATTTGTGGTCATCAGGCAAAAAAATGCCCGGACGAACCGGGCGAACTGGAAGCAATGAGTTCCGCCTTCCGTGGCTGTACTGGTTTACAGCATGAAGTCATCGCAATGGCGTCCTGCTGTAAAAAGGGCGGTGGTAGTCCTTCAAGGGAAACCATCACCGCCAAGCCCCTGGAACTTCTGGCATCACGGTCCTCAGGTGTGATTCTGGCGTGGCATGCAGGATTCGAACCTGCGACCAACCGCTTAGAAGGCGGTTGCTCTGTCCAACTGAGCTAATGCCACAACGCTGAGAGCACTTAGCCTGTTAAGGCGCCACACTTTGTCGCGGCTCCATAAATGCTCTCATCGTTGTACCCTCGTCTCTTCCGAGGCGTCACACCGAATCGCCGGGATGGTGAATCCCCGTGCGCGGAATAAAACCGCTCGACTTGCACATTCCGGCTACCTGGTTCGTTTGCCCGAGCAAGGGAGGGTGCCCCTTAAACGTATCCAGACCGCTATCGGCGCATGTGCCATACGCCGTACTGCTCAAAATAAAAGCTCACTCCACCTGTTCAATTTAACGACAAGCCAGTCAGGTTAGTAACCGGAATGAACTCTTTGGTTACCTGAAAGGTAATAATTCGTGCGTTAAATGTCAACTGTCTACGATAAATAAATCATATGTGGTTAAATTGGTAATAATTTAATTGCGTACGGAGTCATTGATATGTGCATGGGTAGCTCACCATCAGTGCCTGCAACACCAGAAGTTCAGGCAGCACCACAGGAGCAGGATGCCGCCGTTGTTGATGCCCGCGACGAAGAAACACGTCGCCGTCGCGCTGCTGCTGGTCGTAGTTCTACGCTGCTTACCGGTTCTCAGGGCGACACATCAACCGCTAATACCAGCGGTAAAACGCTGCTTGGTCAGTAACCGGAGTCATTGAAATGGCGGAAACAACTAAAGAGCGATTGAACAAACAGTTCGCACAACTTGAAAGCGAGCGTCAGTCGTTCGAGCCGCACTGGCGCGAGTTGAGTGATTACATCAACCCGCGTGGTTCCCGCTTTCTGACTTCTGAGGTCAACCGTAACGATCGACGCAATACACGCATTATTGATTCGACCGGGACTATGGCGGCGCGCACTCTCGCCAGCGGCATGATGTCAGGCATCACAAGCCCAGCGCGTCCGTGGTTTCGCCTGGCTACGCCAGATCCTGAAATGATGGATTATGGACCTGTTAAGTTGTGGCTTGAGGCGGTGCAGAACCGTATGAACGATATGTTCAATAAGTCGAATCTCTACCAGTCGCTGCCGCAGTTATACGGAAGCCTCGGTACATACAGCACTGGTGCAATGGCGGTGCTGGAGGATGACGAGGACATCATTCGCACAATGCCATTCCCGATAGGCAGTTACTACCTGGCTAACTCACCTCGTGGCAGTGTGGACACCTGTTTTCGCAAGTTCTCTATGACTGTTCGTCAGCTTGTTCAGGAGTTCGGGCTAAATAACGTCAGCGAATCCGTAAAAAGCATGTGGGAAAGCGGCACCTACGAGAAGTGGATTGAAGTTATGCATTCGGTTTACCCGAACATTGACCGCGATACATCGAAGCTGGATAGCAAGAACAAGCCATTCAAATCGGTTTATTACGAGGTTGGCGGCGATAACGACAAGTTGTTGCGTGAGTCCGGATTCGATGAGTTTCCAATTATGGCTCCGCGCTGGGAAGTTAACGGCGAAGATGTTTATGGATCATCATGCCCGGGTATGCTGGCGCTTGGACCTGTTAAGGCATTGCAGCTTCTCCAGCAGCGCAAGTCGCAGTTGATTGATAAAGCCACCAATCCGCCGATGGTTGCTCCGACTTCCCTCAAGAATCAGCGCGCCTCTCTTCTTCCTGGCGACATCACGTATATCGATCAGATTACTGGTCAGGATGGTTTCAGGCCTGCTTATCTGGTTAACCCCAGTACAGCAGATCTGGTAGCAGACATTCAGGACACCCGCCAAATCATTAACAGCGCCTACTTTGTCGATCTGTTCATGATGTTGCAGAACATCAATACCCGCTCGATGCCTGTTGAAGCAGTGATCGAAATGAAAGAAGAAAAGCTTCTGATGTTGGGGCCGGTTCTGGAGCGTCTGAACGACGAATGTCTTAACCCTCTCATTGACCGCGCTTTCTCGATGATGGTGCGTAAAAACATGCTGCCGCCACCGCCTGACGCGATGGAAGGTATGCCCCTGAAGGTCGAATACATTTCCGTCATGGCTCAGGCGCAGAAGTCTATCGGCCTGTCCAGTCTGGCGTCCACGGTTAACTTCATTGGTCAACTTGCGCAAGCGAAACCAGAAGCTCTCGACAAACTCAACGTTGATCAGGCGATCGATGCATTCGCTGATATGTCCGGAGTGTCTCCAACCGTCATTGTTCCGCAGGAACAGGTTGAGCAGGCTCGCCAGCAACGGGCACAGCAGCAACAGCAGCAACAAATGATGGCGATGGGGATGGCGGCGGCACAGGGTGCCAAAACGCTAAGCGAAGCTAAAACTTCGGATCCGAGTGTTTTGTCAGCTATGGCGAATGTAGTTAGTGGTCAGGGTGGGCAATCACAATGACAGATTACGAAGACGATCAACTGAAAGAAGAAAACGCCCGTAAGCAACGTGACATGGCACAGCGTGAAATTGATGACATTCGCTTTGTCATGAGCAGTGAACATGGGCGTCGCGTTGTCTGGTCTGTGCTGGAGAAAGGCCGGGTGTTTTCCGCTATCTCTCCGATGGATGCTATGGCAATGGCATTTAATGAGGGGCAACGCAATCTGGCGCTGGAACTGTTTCAGCGCGTTATGGCGCATTGCCCTGAACAGTATTTGAAGATGGCCAAAGAGGCCAGTGAACAGGAGTGATCATGAATTTATTTGAGCGTTTGCTGTATCGCCGTCTTTGCAATGAGCAACCAGTCGATGGTGGAGCAGCTCCGGCTGCGTCAGAACCGTCAGCGCCTGCAGGTGATAACCCTGCTCCAGTTGGTGATCCATCACAACAGGAAGGTGATAAGCCACAACCTGTTGCTGATGGCGATAAACCTGCTGATGACAAAAAGCCTGAAAACGATAAGCAGGATGAAAAAAAGGACGGCGATAAACCAGAGGGTGCGCCTGAGAAGTACGAGTTTCAGGCTGCCGAAGGCGTAGAGCTGGATACAGAAGCGTTGAAGGAATTCGAGCCGGTGGCGCGAGAACTTAACCTGACCAACGAGCAAGCGCAAAAGCTGGTTGATGCTTATCCGAAGATTCTGGCAGGTGTTCAGCAGCGCCAGGCAGAAGCCTGGCAGAAAACAACCGAGCAGTGGGCTGCGGATGTAAAAGCTGACAAAGAAATCGGTGGCGACAAGTTGATTTCTAACCTTAGCGCCGCACAGCGTGCGCTTGACCAGTTCGGGACACCTGAACTCAAAGAATATCTGAACACCACCGGGCTGGGTAATCACCCTGATCTGGTCAAAACGTTCGTGAAAATCGGAAAGGCGATGTCTGAAGATGGCATGGTCACCGGTGGTAATGAAGGCCAGCGTAGTGCGGCCGAAGTGCTCTATGGCAAATAAGAGAGGAAATGACAATGGCTGTTAAAGGCTTAACTGCGCTAACGCTGGCTGACTGGGGTAAGCGCGTCGATCCAAACGGGAAAGTCGATAAGATTATCGAGCTTCTCGGTCAAACTAACCCGATCCTTCAGGATATGCCTTTTGTCGAAGGGAACCTTCCTACCGGACACCGAACCACCATTCGTTCTGGTTTACCTTCAGCTACCTGGCGTTTGCTGAACTATGGCGTACAGCCAAGCAAATCAACCACAGTGCAGGTAACCGATTCCGTTGGCATGCTGGAAACCTATGCTGAAGTCGATAAGTCACTGGCTGATCTGAACGGCAATACCGCCGAATTCCGCCTGTCTGAAGACCGCGCATTTATTGAAGCGATGAATCAGCAGATGGCGCAGACGCTGTTTTATGGTGATTCCAGCGTTAACCCTCAGCAGTTTATGGGACTGTCCTCCCGCTATTCCAGCCTGTCTGCAGGTAATGCTCAGAACATCATTGATGCTGGTGGCACGGGTACAGATAACACCTCAATCTGGTTAGTGGTGTGGGGCGAAAACACCGTGCATGGCATCTTCCCGAAAGGGCAGAAGGCTGGCATTCAGATGGAAGATAAAGGCCAGGTGACACTGGAAGATGCTAATGGCGGCAAGTACGAAGGCTACCGTACCCATTACAAATGGGATAACGGACTTGCTCTGCGTGACTGGCGTTATGTTGTTCGCATTGCAAACATCGATGTCAGCAATCTTTCAGAACCTTCCTCTGCCGCAAATATTGCGAAGTTGATGGTTAAAGCACTGCATCGCATTCCAAACCGTGGCATGGGGCGCCCGGTGTTCTACATGAACCGCACTGTAGGCCAGGCTCTTGATTTGCAGTCTCTGGAGAAAACATCTCTGGCGATTAGCGTAAAAGAGACTGAAGGCGAGTGGTGGACGTCATTCCGTGGTGTACCAATCCGTGAAACTGATGCGCTTCTGGAAACAGAAGCCCGCGTGGTGTAACGCCTGTTATTAACCTGTGGGTCGTAACAGACCCACTAATGGAGAAAGAAGATGATCACCGACAAACTGTTGATGTTCTCCGAAGCACAGGCGGTAACTGATACCGCGGCTTCTACTGACGTAATCGATCTCGGTCCAATTGACGGAAAACGTCGTGATATCGGCGTGGGTTACCCGCTTGAGTTTTGGGTGCTGGTTAGCACAGCCGCCACGGCAAGCGGTGATGCAACTGTAAACATCCAGTTGCAGACGAGTGAGAATAACAGCTCATGGACCACTATTTATGATAGTGGCGCACTGGCAAAGACCGCCCTGACAGCAGGTAAACGAGTTGTTTCTGCAAAGGTGCCTGCCGGTGTTCAGCGATATCTGCGTGTTAACTACTCCGTCGCAACTGGCCCACTAACGGCTGGCGAATTCACTGCTGGTATCAGTCTTGATGTTGATGCCAATACGCCGTATCCGATCCGCTCAAAAGTAACTGGTTAAGGTGATATCTATGTCAGGTGAGAAACCAAGATACCGCGTTCTGCGCCTCTCTCATATCCATAACACTCTGTGGCCGGAGGGGGCAGAAATCGAATACGAAGGTGAGCCTGGTAGCGCACTGGAACCTGTTAACGATGCAGCCAGACAGGCAAAAGCAAAAGTTGCAGGAAAGGTGTCAATGGCAGCAATCAGCACCAAAATCATCAACGATGTGTCAGATGATGGTGAACTGGATAAGCTCCGTGAAGAGTACGAATTGCTCTTTAACGAGAAGCCACACCATAACGCCAAAGCCGAAACGCTCCGCGAGAAGATCGCAGATAAGCGTAAAGAACTGGGCGTGTAAGCCTCGCGGATCAGACAAGGGGCTTCGGCCCCTTTATTGCAGGAGTGTATATGGAACTCGTAAACCTCAAAACCGGCACTGACAGCTACCAGGATGAGAGCGGAGAAACCAGAACTCGCGATGAATACCCGTGGGGGCTGTGCATCACGCTGAATAACGACACATTGAATAAGCTGAAGGCGCAACCTAAGGGCGTCGGAACAGAAGTGATGATAACTGCAAAGGCTGTTATTCGAGGCCTGTCTGCCAGAGAAACTGACGATGGCGTTAATCGCAGCGCCGATCTGCAGATCACTGATATGGCGATCGCTCCTGTTTCCGGGGATGTAGAAAAATCAGCGGCTGAAACTCTGTACGGTAACGGAGGTGAGTGATGGCCTCTGTAGTAGAGATCTGTAATCGTGCGCTGTCCAATATTGGCAACAGCCGCAGCATTAACAGCCTGACGGAAGCCAGCAAGGAAGCGGGGGAATGTTCGCTGCACTTTGAGGCCTGCCGTGATGCTGTGCTTTCTGATTTTGACTGGAACTTTGCTACCAAACGCGTGGCGCTTGCAGATACGAGCAATCCACCGCCTGACTGGGAATATGCGTACCAGTACCCGTCAGATTGTCTGCGCATTACTGAAATTATGCTTCCTGGTGTACGCAATCCAACAGCATCAATGCGCGTTCAGTACGAAGTTGGTGCAGACACCAACGGAACAGGAAAGTTGATCTACACAGATCAGCCTCAGGCATGGCTCAAGTATGTCTCTCGCGTTACAGATGTGAACATGTTTGATGCCATTTTTATGGAGGCGTTGGCCTGGCGTCTTGCGGCAGCTATTAACATGGCGCTGACTGGGAATGCAGACCTCGGTACGTTTGCCCTCAATATGTACAATCGCGTGATTCTTAGTGCTGGATCGCATAGCCAGAATGAATCACAGGAACCACAGCCACCGGTTGATGAGTTTACCATTGCGAGGTTGTCCTGATGGCTATCAGTTGGATCCAGCCCAGCTTTGCCGGTGGTGAGATTGGACCGTCGTTGTACGGTCGTATCGACATGGCGAAGTACCAGGTGGCATTGCGCAAGTGCGATAACTTTATCGTGCGGCAGTATGGCGGCGTTGAGAATCGACCTGGTACGCGTTTTGTCGGTGCCGCCAAATACCCAAATCGGAAATGCCGCCTGATCCCGTTCCAGTTCTCGACGGTTCAGACCTATGCTCTGGAGTTCGGGCACCAGTACATGCGCGTTATCAAAGATGGTGCGTTGGTGCTGAACAGCAGCAATGTTATTTATGAAATTGCCACGCCATATACTGAAGCCGATCTGTTCCGAATTAAATTTACGCAAAGCGCCGACGTGCTTACGCTGGTTCACCCGGCATACCCGCCGAAAGAGTTGCGCCGCTATGCGCATGACAACTGGCAACTGGTTGATGTGGTAACGAAGAACGGGCCATTTGAAGATATCAATATTGACGAGTCAGTGACGGTTTATGCCAGCGCCAGCACCGGGACAATTACGTTAACGGCAAGCGCCTCTATTTTTGGCGCGGAGCAGGTAGGCAAATTGTTCTATCTGGAACAGCCTGCAGTGGATTCAGTGCCGGTATGGGAAACCAGTAAGAGTACGTCGATTGGCGATATTCGCCGTGCAGACAGTAACTACTATCGCGCCGTTACAGCAGGCAAAACAGGCACTTTGCGCCCTTCGCATACAGAAGGCACATCATGGGATGGCTGGGGCGGCTCCGGTGATGATGATACTGGCATTGAGTGGGAGTATCTGCACAGTGGTTTTGGCATTGCCCGTATCACTGCTGTAAACGGCACTACTGCAACTGCCGAGGTGATTTCCTATATCCCTTCGCAGGTCGTTGGCGAGGATAATGCCAGCTATAAATGGGCTAAATATGCCTGGAACAGTGTTAATGGTTATCCTGGCACTGTTGTTTATTATCAACAACGTCTTTACTTCGCCGCATCGACTGCGTTCCCTCAGACTATCTGGGCCAGCCGTACCGGGGATTATAAGGATTTTGGCAAAAGCAATCCTACGCAGGATGACGACAGAATTATCTACACCTATGCCGGGCGTCAGGTTAATGAGATCCGCCACCTGATTGATGTTGGTTCGCTGGTGGCGCTGACTTCCGGAGGTGAGTACGTCATCACCGGCGACCAGAACAAAGTGTTAACCCCATCATCATTTGCATTCAGCTCTCAGGGATCAAATGGCTCAAGCAACGTCCCACCAATTGCTGTGGCGAATATTGCTCTGTTCGTCCAGGAGAAAGGCAGTGTTGTCCGTGATCTGGCCTACTCATTCGATGTTGACGGCTATCAGGGGAACGACCTTACTATCCTTGCCAATCATCTTTTTCAGAAGCACAGCATTGTTGACTGGTGCTTCTCTATTGTCCCTTACTCCAGCGCCTTCTGCATTCGTGATGACGGTAAATTACTGGTGATGACCTATTTGCGTGATCAACAGGTTTTTGCATGGGCACCACAGTCCAGTACCGGAAAATATGAAAGCACATGCAGTATCAGCGAAGGCAATGAAGATGCGGTGTATTTCGTCATTAACCGAACCGTTAACGGGCAAACAGTGAGATACATCGAGCGACTGTCCAGCCGTTTATTTACCAGCGATGAAGATGCTTTCTTTGTTGATTCTGGCCTTAGCTATGATGGAAGAAATACGTCTGACAGAACGATGACCATCACTGGTGGTTCTGGTGAATGGGATTACCGTGCGGAATATACAATCAGTGTTTCTGGTGGTGCGTACTTCACCAGTAGTGATGTCGGCGCGCAACTACAGTTCCCTTATACCGGAACTGATCCTGATACTGGCGATGAAGTGTCAAAAGAATTACGTTGCGACATTATTTCTGTAACCAGCAATACCGCAGTAGTGGTTCGTGCTAACAGGAACGTCCCGCCATCCCTCAGGAATGTGGCCACCACGAACTGGCAGATGGCGCGCCGGACATTTGGCGGCTTGTCTCATCTTGAAGGCCAGACCGTAAACATCCTCTCTGATGCGAACGTGGAACCACAAAAAGTGGTTTCCGGAGGTGCCGTCACGCTGGAATCACCGGGGGCTGTTGTGCACATCGGCCTGCCAATAACTGCTGAATTCGAAACACTGGATATCAACATTAACGGACAGGAAACGCTGCTGGACAAAAAACAGGTGATCCCGTCCGTTACTCTGGTTGTGAATGCCAGTCGCGGCATCTGGGCGACTACGCCCGGCGGTAAATGGTACGAATATCCACAGCGTGAATTCGAGTTCTACGATGATCCTGTTGATGATGCTACCGGAAAAGTAGAAGTGAAGCTGGACAGTAACTGGGGCAAAAACGGGCGTGTAAAAATCCGTCAGCTTGACCCGTTGCCGCTGTCTGTTCTTGCCGTTATTCCTCGCCTTACTGTTGGGGGATTCTGATGGTCGATGTTCAAATTATTCCCGCTACCGAAGAGCATCTTCAGATGATTTTGCCGGATGTTCGTCAGGCTGATATTGACGAACTGTATGCGGTATCGCTGATGACTACCGAAGATGCGCTGCGTGTTGGTCTGCGCACTGCGACTATGGCCTGGTCAGGATTTGCGAACGGAGAACTGGTAACCATGTTTGGCGTATCTCCGGCGTCAATGATCGGTGGCAATGGTACGCCCTGGCTGGTAGGAACCAGCCGTATTGAAAAATATCAGAAGACATTTCTGCGCCACTGCCGCCCTGTATTGCAGCAGATGCTGGCAGTTTATCCGCGCCTGGAAAACTACGTCGACGAGCGAAACCATGTTGCCAAAGCATGGCTGCACTGGCTTGGATTCAGGCTTGAAGAAGCCGCGCCTTATGGTGCTCTTGGTCTTAATTTCCACAGATTTCACATGGAGAGAAAATAATGTGCGATCCGGTTATTGCTGGTGGCGCAATGCTCGCCATGAGTGGCATTCAGGCATACACCCAGTACCAACAGGGAAAGTATGCCTCGAAGGTTGCAGAAGCGAACGCAGATATAGCCACAGCTCAGGCAAATGATGCAATAAACAGAGGTAACGCTGAAGCTGAGCAACGACGCAGAGAGACCCGACAGCGGCTTGGTACACAGGCGGCGACAATGGGGGCTACCGGCGCTGATTTATCTACAGGTAACGCGCTGGATATATTTGGCGACACTGCCCAGTTTGGCGCTCTTGATTCGCTGACGACGGTGAATAACGCGCAACGCGAGGCTTACGGTTATCAGGTTCAGGCTGCCAACTATAAAGCAGAAGCCAGTTCAGCCCGTAAACAGGGGAATGTAGGAGCAGCAACAACATTGCTCACTGCGCCTCTGAAGGCATACGGTGCGTACCAGATGTTTGGTGGGACGTGGAGTCCGTTTACTCAAAGCACCCCTGCGCCAATCGGGGCAGCAGCAGGAACCAGATTACCCGGAGGATTATAATGCCAGTCGTACCAACAGTATCCGGACGCCAGGTTGAGAGCCGTGGAGTTCAGTCAGCAGGCTTGCAGACGTTTTCTCAGCCAGGTATTGGTGATGCTTTTGTTCGGGCAGGGACAGAGGCAATTGATGTTTTGGGGCAGGCAAAACAGCGTGCCAATATCGCTCTGGCTCAGGAGGCATCTCTTAACCTCAGTCAGATAAGCAGTGATCTGCTGAATAACCCTGAAACAGGTTTGCTTAACCTGAAAGGGAAAAATGCTATTGGAAAAGGCCATGAGTATACGCAGCAGTTTGATGCTCAGGTCGAACAACTGGCTATGTCGCTGCCGGATGAACAGGCTCGTAATGCTTTCATGCAGCAGGCGCAGCAGCAGCGCATTCAGTTCACTACGCAGGCCGGGCGGCACGAGATAGGGCAAATTAATGCCTACGAAGAAGGTCAGTTTCAGGCGACGCTGCTGAACAATGGTAAAAATGCCGCAGCATTGTATGGCGACAATGCCGCATACGTATTGGCTAATAAGCAAACTTTCCAGCAAATTGAGGAGTACGGTGCTGCACATGGCTGGAGCGACGAGCAAATACAGACCAAGAAAATCGAGTTTAAAGAGAAGGTTGCTGATGCAGCATTGTCCCAGTGGTCGGCAAACAATGCGACCGCATTCATCCAAAGTAATGGCGAGTTAAGTGATACTGCTGCTGGAGCTCGCCGTGCTGTAACAGATAGTGGCTCTTCCGAGCGTGTCCGTGGCATACGCAACAATAACCCCGGAAATCTCGAATACAGCAAAACTAATCCGTGGGTAGGCCAGACCGGTGATGATGGTAGATTTGCTAAATTCGAAACACCTGAACACGGGATTCGTGCATTAGGGCGGAACCTGATGTCGTATCAGCGGCAGGGTATTGATACCGTCAGCGAGATAATTAATCGCTGGGCACCGCCTACTGATAAAAATGACACTATGTCGTATATCAAAGCAGTGTGCGAACAACTTGGCGTTTCTGCTGATGAGCCTCTCGATGCATCAAATCCTGATACCCTGAAGGCGCTTTGTGCAGCCATTATCCATCATGAGAACGGTAGCCAGCCATACAGTGATCAGCAGTTAACTGCTGGTGTCAGTGCAGCACTTGGTTTATCAACAATTCCAACCAACACCAAACGCTATACCGGTAATGCAGCATTCGATGCGGCATCTCCTGAGGCGCAGGCAAGTTTTATGCGACAGGCGGATCAACTGCGTCGGCAGCAGCAGGCTGAATATAAAACGATGATTGACAGCAAGGTTCGCGATGCGACAGCTGCGTATATGCGGGGCGTTGAATTTCCTAACCCACCTGGTGAGGCTGATTTTATTGCAGCTTATGGAGTCAGAGAAGGAAACCTGCGATATACCGAGTTCAGAAATACGCAAATCGCCGGACAGTATATAGGCTCTTTCCGCAACATGCCGACAAGCAGCATTACAGCATATGTTGAGCAATTACGCCCGGATACTGGTGAGACAGGGGAGGGTTATGCGGCACGAGCCGCTCTTTATGACAACGTTGTGTCGGCTGCAAGTCAGGTGATAAAGCAGCGACAGGCTGATCCTGTACAGTTCTCTCTTGCCGCCGGACAGGCAAAGCCTATCGACATGAGCAATAAGGATAACTTTGGACAGAGCGTTGCCTTGCGTGCTGCTCAGGTCAGTGACCTTGCTAAGTCATATGGCACTCCACTGACGTTCTTTTCCAAAGACGAGGCCAATCAGATCGGTGTTTTCTTTCGTGATGCTCCAGTTTCCCAACAGGCAGCATATCTCGATACCATCAGGCAGAGCACTGGTGGTGGGCAGGTGTATATGTCAGCACTACAGCAGATCAGTGCCAACGCTCCATCTGCTGCCGTTGCCGGGATACTGATGGACAAGCCTGGTGGTATTTTGGCAGAAAAAAACTGGTTTAATCCGGATGTTTCCGTGTCTCCTGAAACCGCTGCGCAGACAATTCTTACTGGCGCGGCGGCTCGTAAAGGTACTGATGATGCGAAAGGTATTCCGATGCCTAAAGATGCTGATCTTCGCCTTGAGTTTTCTGACATGGTGAAGGATGCATTTGCTGGTGATGCTCAGGGGGCATCAATGGCATACGAGATCGCAAAGGACTATTACGCTGGTGTGATGGCGAAAAAAGGCGTGATATCAGGCGAAATTGACACTGATATCTGGAAGCAGGCTGTTAACGTAGCTACAGGTGGCGTGCATGACTATAACGGAATGGGGAATGTCCTTTTGCCGTGGGGAATGTCTGCAGAGCAATTCGATAAGCAGGTTAATCAGGCTTGGAATGAACAAGTGGTCGGCGCCGGGATAAAAACACCGCCTGGTCAGTATGGTTTGCAAAGTTACGGCGATAGTCAGTACCTGGTGAAACTTGGTACTGGTTATCTGCTAAAAGATGATGGTTCTCCCGTTGTTCTTGATCTGACACAGAAGCGTCAGAGATTCTCCGGAGATATTCCGCAATGAGTTACTTTGGCCTTAATCCAGTAAACCAGAATCAGCAGCTTGACGAAGCAGCATCAAATCCAGTTGGCTTTAACAGCGATGTTGGTTTTTTCGACAATGCTGTAGGAGCGGCATTGTCTGGTTTGTACTCCGGGCTGGTGGCAAAGCCAGATCAGTTGCTATGGGCAGGGATGGATAAAATCGTATCCCCGATTGCTCAGCTTGTTAACGAAAACACCTCGCTCAATGACACTTCAGTTTCATACATTGCTGAGCAGAGAAAACTAGCAGAGCAGCAGGTTAAGCGGCTGACGCCTGATGCCGCGACAACCGGAACCGCCGGGCAGGTCCTTTATGGGTTGTTCGATATGGGCGGGCAGGCTGTTGTCGGTACAGCGCTCGGTGGTCCGGTCGGAGGTGCTGCGGCGGTAGCTTCTCTACAGGGTTTTTCTGAGTTTGAACGGTTGACAGCACAGGGTGTTGATTTCAGGACGGCGCAGGAAGCGGGATTAGTGCAGGGTATTACTGCTGGTGCCGGAACACTGATCCCTATGAGCCTCGGGTTACGTGCTGGTGGTGCGCTGGCGGAAGGTGTGGCGGCTCAGCTTGCGCGGACGGGTGAAAGTTCAGTGCGACGCGCCGCAGCAACAGCAGTACGTGCAACGCCAGATATTGCCTATGCCGCAGGTACAAATATTGCGTTCGGTATGGCACAGCGTGGGCTTACTGCAAAAACGCTTCGTGATGGTGGCTATAGCGAAATGGCTAACCAGTATGATGTGTTGGATCGACAGGCAATTGCTATTGATGCTGTTCTTGGGGTGGCGTTTGGTGGTGTCGGCAGATTTATTAACTCTCGCGGCGAGTCTACAAGCGCACCAAATTTTTCACCAGTTGATATTGATGCTGCACTGGCGGCGAATGCCGCTCATCATGCTGAAATTGATATTGCTCCCGGCGTTCCGATCAACGTGCTTTCGCGTAATTCGCACATTCAGGCTCTGCGAAAAGCCATGTCTGATGTTAGCCAGGGGAGACCTGTAGACGTTGCCAGCATTGTTGAGTCTGCATCTTTCAGTGAAATTCCTGGGCGCAAGAGTCTGCTGTCTCAGGCAGTTAATGAGGCTCTGTCATCTGTAGATGATGGAGTAACGGCGCGCGCTATAGAAAATCGGTTGCTTGAAGAACAGGCCGCGCAGCTTTTGTCGCGTGGCGATAGAAAGGTTTACCAGTCTGAAATCGCTAATAGCCAACGAATTATTGAAAATCTCACTGAACAGCGCGCACAAATTCTTGCAGAAGAGCCAACCGGTAGCGGTAAGGCTTTATCTCGTGCTCGATCAGATAAACAGGCCAGACTTCGCGATATTGACCAACGAATCCGGCAGGCACAAGAACGCCTGGAATTTTCTCGTAACGCGTTGGCACCGCACGAGCCTGGAGGTCAGTTTTTTGAAGCTCGAGCAGAACTGGCACGACGACAGCAGGCAGAAAGTGAACTTAATGCTCAGGCTGTTTCATTCTATAAAACAGCAGAGGTCAGGACGCCAGAAGAAGTAGCTCCTTTTGAGCCCGGTAAGATATTGCAACAGACAGAACAAAAAATGATGGCAGATCCGGCAGGAGATATTGATCTGCGTATAGCTGAAGACTCGCTGCTTGAATCACCTGACATGATAATCACCGTGCTGGATGATGATGGTAATCCACAATCGCGCAGTGCGCGTGAAGTACTGGATGAAGCGAACAGGGAAAGTGAGCAGGCAATACAGGATTCCAGCCTGTTTGATGTTGCTGTGGCGTGTTTCTTGAGAGGTTAAATTAAATGAGACAGGAATGTATACAAGCGGTCCAGCAGGCGGCGCAGCGCACGTTAACGGCGCGAGAAATACAGAACATTGAAGACCGCATTTATCGAAATATGCGCTCCATTGCTCGTGATGACCCGATGTCGTGGCGACAACTTTCCGAATCAGAGCGGCTGTATCGTGCAGCACAATTGGCATCTGAAGAATTACAGCGAGAAGCGGCATTAAAGAAACGTCGTGTGGCCCTCACTATAGCCGCACGTCAGAGATTGGATAAATTTATCAATAGCTATCAAGGGGCTGATGGGAAACTTGGCGCTCTTAACCGTACTATTGCTTTTAATGCAGACGGTAAATCGAATTTCCTCTCTGTTGAATCCAGAACAAAAGCCACCCGTGATTATGCATTGAGTCAATTACAGGAGGCATTCGAAGCAGTTGATCCTCGCTTTTTTGGTCTGTTTGAAGATGAAGCGGGCGTACGTGACCTGGTATATGAAATGCGGGGGCAAAATACTGGCAATGCTAAAGCAAGAAAAGGTGCTAAGGCGTGGAGAGAAGTGACAGAGCTACTGCGCCGCCGGTTTAATGATGCTGGTGGGGACATTGGCTATCTCGAAAACTGGGGGATCCCTCAACATCATTCTATGGAAAAGGTTGGGGCGGTATCAAAAGATAAATGGGTTAGCGATGTTATAGGTAAGCTGGATCGCAAATATTATACCCGAGCCGATGGACAACTGATGAACGATGCCGAGTTGTCTGCATTTCTTGGAGAGGCTTATAACACGATCGCTACTGGTGGGCTGAATAAGCTTACTGATACCGGAATGCGAATTTCCGGCGCACGTGCTAACCGTGGTAATGCATCACGACAGATACATTTCAAAGATGCAGATTCCTATCTGCAATATCAGCAACTTTATGGCGATCGCTCTCTATGGGAAATCATGGTCGGTCACCTGGAAGGTATCAGTAAAGATATTGCACTGGTGGAAACATATGGTCCAAACCCCGATCATGTTTTCCGCTCTCTTCTTGATCAGGTGAAGGCAGAAACGGCAACAGCTAACCCGAGTAAAACCGGTAAAGTCGAGCGGCTGGCGAACAACACAGAGAATCTGTACAACTTTATTTCCGGAAAGACACAGCCTGTAGCGAATCCGCACATCGCGCGATGGTCTGACAATATCCGCAACTGGCTGGTTGCCAGCAGACTCGGATCCGCGTTGCTGTCATCGTTCTCTGATCTTGGAACCATGTATCTGTCTGCGAAGGTTACCAACCTTCCAATGAACCAGTTATTCCGCAACCAGCTTGAAGCTATGGACCCAACGAACCGTACAGAACTTGCGCGGGCGCGCCGCGCTGGTCTGGCGATGGAATCTCTACTTGGCAGCGTTAACCGCTGGGCGATGGATAATATGGGGCCGTCTGTGTCTCGTTGGGCTGCAACGGCGGTAATGCGTGCCAGTGGGCTTACAGCATGGTCAGATGCGCACAAGCGCGCCTATGGCGTAACCATGATGGGAAGCCTGGGAGAAGTAGTGTCACGGACATCAGACCTTCGTCGCCTCGATGACTCTGATTTTCGTATCCTGAAAAGCAAAGGGATTACTGACACAGACTGGAGCGTATGGAAGCTGGCGCAACAGGAGGACTGGGGGAACGGCAATAATACGATGCTGACACCGGAAAGCATTATGCGTATCCCTGATTCAGCAGTTAAACATCTTGGTGAGCCTGAACGCGTGAAATTTGAGGCAATGCGTAAACTGCTCGGTGCCGTAACTGAAGAAGTTGATATGGCTGTTATTACACCAGGAGCACGTGAGCAACTGATAACCGGTTCTGGTATTCAGCGTGGAACATGGAAAGGTGAATTAACGAGAAGTGTTTTCCTGTTTAAATCGTTCCCTATCTCGGTGGTTATGCGTCACTGGTCACGCGCTATGGGTATGCCGTCTGCTGGTGGGCGTGCGGCATATATTGCGACGTTTATTGCCAGTACGACCATTCTTGGCGCTTTGTCGCAGCAACTTAACGACCTTGCGTCTGGTCGTAATCCTCGCGAGATGACAGGAGAAGATGCTGCTAAATTTTGGCTTGGTGCTCTACTGAAAGGTGGTGGTCTTGGCCTTTACGGTGACTTTTTATTGTCAGATCACACTAGGTACGGAAGCGGCGCGCTGGCGTCGATGCTTGGCCCGGTAGCTGGTCTGGTTGATGACGTAGTGAAGATTGCTCAGGGCATACCGTTAAATGCTGTGGAAGGGAAGAGTGAGCAGACTGGTGGTGATCTGGTGAAGCTGGGGAAAGGTTTGATGCCAGGTGCGAATCTCTGGTACTTAAAGGCGGCTCTCGATCATATGATCTTTAACCAGATGCAGGAGTATTTTTCACCAGGCTATTTGCGTAAAATGGAGCAACGTTCGAAGAAAGAGTTTAACCAGACATACTGGTGGCGACCTCAGGATGTCACTCCGCAATAAGGAAGTGTTGTGTTTTTAATTATTTTGAGTGTGATAATTTCTGGTGGGTTGTTATTTATTGACCGCTACAAATATTTTCTTAACCCTCAGACTCAAGCTATTTGCTGGTTCATCTTTGTTGTGCAGGGAATAGTTCTTGTTGCAAGCCTTATTGAGGGGAGGCCTCTGATTTTTACTGGGTAAATAGGTGACTACATGCAAGCTATAGGATTCATTGTTTATATCGTCGTTGGTCTTTTTCAGTTGGCAGCAATTATGGCTGGGCTTGAATCATGGTGGGGATTGCACTGGATAATTGCAGCCCCCATTGCTTTCATCGTGAGCTATATTCCATTTGTTGGAGCGATTGTTGGTATGGTTGGCGCTGTGGATGTATGGCGGTGGGAGTGGTGGCAGGCTGGCCTTCTCTTCTTTGGTGGGATCATCTTTGCTATTGTCTGCGGTGGAATGTCATCATTTTTCGAATGGCTATCATTCAGAAAAAGAGCGTGACATGTCACAGGCCGCTCTTGCGGCCTTTAAATTTACCGGGTTTGTTTTCGTAATTGTTCGGCACAATAGTCGAGATGTGTTTGCAGATCCTGCATAGACATCTGTGAGCTGGTGACGTAGTTAATCAGTGCAGTCAGTTCGGCAAGTGGGCCATCGACATTAAATCCATCCTTATCGAGATCCCGGAGTAATTTCATCAAGTGCGATCCCTCCACCAGTGACCTGACGCCTCCCGGCGTGTGAATCCTTTCGGTAAATCCGTCTTCCAGTGGATAGTGATACTGCTGCATCTTAATCTTCTCCATGCAATAACTGTATATTTATACAGTAGCAAATAATTTGTTTGCTATCCAGCACGTTTTGCAAATTACCTGAAAGGTAATATCTATTCGTATTTACAGCCTTTCTATCCATATATGGTTTTTCAGGTAATAGAATAACCAGATATGCGGCGCAACGGGTGCTGCGACTATCTGGAGATTTAACATGACGGTCTCAACCGAAGTTGACCACAACGAATACACAGGTAACGGCGTTACGACATCATTTCCGTATACCTTCCGTATTTTCAAAAAATCCGACCTGGTTGTTCAGGTGTCTGACCTGAACGGGAACGTAACAGAATTGGTTCTGGATACCGGTTATACGGTAACTGGGGCGGGCACTTATAGTGGCGGTTCTGTTGTTCTTCCGTCTCCGCTTGCTGCTGGATGGCGAATTACGATAGATCGTGTGCTTGATGTAGTGCAGGAGACAGACCTTCGCAATCAGGGAAAATTTTTCCCCGAAGTGCATGAAGATGCTTTTGACTACCTGACGATGCTGATCCAGCAATGTTTTGGGTGGTTCAGACGTGCATTGATGAAACCATCTTTGCTTGCAAAATATTACGATGCAAAGCAAAACAGAATTTCTAACCTTGCAGATCCATCACTTGAGCAGGACGCTGTAAATAATCGCTCAATGTGTAATTATGTCGATGCTGCAATCGCCGGGGTTGTTGGTGGTTTTGGTTGGTTTATTCAGTATGGTTCAGGCGCGGTATATAGAACGTTTCAGGATAAGATGCGGGATACTGTCAGTGTTCTTGACTTTGGCGCTAAAGGTGATGGAGTCACAAATGATACAGATGCTTTCATTGCCGCGGCATCTGCTTCGCCACAAGGTGTTTATGTTCCTGATGGCACGTATTTATTGCCGGAAGATATTAATGGAAGATTTTATGGCCCAGGAAAAATAATTAAAGAGACAGGAGCGGAACGAATTCCGTTTACCAATGTAGCTCAGTCTCATAGCAACCTTATTTTAGGTTATGATGCCGCAAAAAATTACACTGACTCTGGTAAAGGTAATCAATTGGTTTTGCTTGGACCAAGTTCTGGTCGCAACATAACTAGCGGCACTAACACAATCGTGGTTGGTGTGGGTGGTTTGTCAGGAGATACTCTAGAAGATGATCTTACAGATAAGTCGCCATTTTCTGGAACAGAGATTATCAGTATAGGTATTAATGCTTTGAAGAAAGCCACCACTGGAAATAACATGATTGGTATTGGCAGGGATGCGCTAAACGAGTGTAAGGATGGTAGGTTCAATGTTGCAGTTGGTATGTCAGCTTTGCAGCAACTCCATTCTGGAGAAGCTAATGTTGCAATAGGACGCTCTGCAGGAATGCGTACTGGCATCTACACAGACCCTCAAGGTGTACGTCTTGGGTATAATAAATGTAATGGAAATACCCTTATTGGTAATGCAGCTGGTAGGGAGTTAAAGCAAGGTGATCATAACACAGCTATAGGTAATGGAGCATTGCGAGGAGTATCATCAACAGAGAACCCATACACTGGGACTCTCACAGGTAATTTTAATACAGCAATTGGTGTTGATGCTCTCAATTCCCTATCCTCAGGTGACCTGAATGTTATGATAGGAGCAAGAGCAGGAAGAAAATTACCAACTGGAAATGGTAATATTTTTATAGGTCCAGATGCTGGTACCGGAATATCAGAAGACACCTCCAATAAATTCATTGTAAATAATCACAAAGGATTGCCTTTTTTAGAAGGTGTTATGGGAGGCGCACAAGCGGAAGATAACTATTTGCGTATAGATGGTAGTGTTGCCCCCCAGATAGATAATCAAAGAACTTGTGGTCAATCTAGTCGTAGATGGCAAACTGTCTTTGCAACTAATGGTGTAATACAAACATCTGACGGTAGATGTAAAGATTTGTATGAGATATCTACGGCAGAGTATAGTGCAGGGCTAGAATTAGCCATTAGCATGATAAAGTTTAAATGGACAGATGCAGAATCTGATAAGTATCACTTCGGATGTATGGCTCAAGAAGTAATGCTGATTATGGAGAAATATAATCTTAACCCTACAGACTATTCTCTGGTTACTTATGATAAAGAATCGGATATGTACGGTGTAAATTACGCTGACTTATCTTGTTTCTGTATTGCTGCTATGTCTAAACATTTATTACGAAGTGCGTAAGTACATATTTTATTGTTATTCCTAAACCACCTCCTTGGGAGGTGGTATGTTATAGCTATCTTTTACTGATTAAATCAGTGAATTAATAACTTAAATATTGTAATTATGCCTAAATTACTCGTTAATAATTTCTCTACCGTGTTTTAATCAGTGACACTTTTTCGGCAGTAATGAGTTTAACATTAGTATCACAATGAATTACCTGTTTAACCACATGTGGTTTATTGTGTATGATGAACCCCTTAAATTAGGTGGGGCATATGCACATTTAACGGTGGTTTTTATGTCAGTTCAGATAACCAGTGAGTCTTTAAATCAGTGGCTTAGCATGAGTTCTCTGGTGGCGGTTATAGCAGGAGCACCTCCTGAGGTTGCTTTGGGGTCTTTGGCTGGAGCGGTTATTTTTGTTACCTCTGCAGTAGAGTATCCCATTCGTCGTCGCGTACTCTTGTCGATGCTTAGCTTTCTCTGCGGCCTTCTCTTTTACAAACCTACAGCATCCATCCTTATCGGTGTAGCCGGCCTGATCCCTACCATCACGCAGGACTCTTTCGAGAAAGGGATCGTCTTCTCTGCTGGCGCATTTGTGTCGTCAATTGTCGCTGTGCGAATTGGTATATGGCTTTATCACCGTTCCGATAATCCACGCGAGTTAATTCCGGGGAGAAAAGACGATGGTAACGCATGAGTTTTTTTTGCTTATCACCAATGCAGTTATTTGCACTGGCATAGCAATTCGCGTTGTCACATTCCGGCGTAACGGCTCTCAACACCGAAGGTGGGGAGGATGGCTTGCTTATTTCCTGATTGTTGCTGCGGCCAGTATTCCTGTTCGTGTCGCCTATGCAATCTGGTTACGTACGCCAATGGCTGTGGATTTATCTGAGGTCATTATCAACGCTGTCATGCTAGCTGCGGTTATTAAAACTCGCGGTAACGTTGTTCAGATTTTCAAAATAACGAGGTCTAAACATGGAGATTAAACAATTCCAACGAGCTGCTGGTATTAGCGAGGCGCTGGCCGCACGCTGGTTCTCGCATATAACTTCTGCGATGAAAGAGTTTGATATCAGCAAACCAGAAGATCAGGCAATGTTTATTGCTCAGGTCGGGCATGAGTCTGGAGGCTTCACCCGGTTGCAGGAAAATTTCAACTACAGCGTCAGCGGACTGGCGAGCTTTGTCAGGACTGGACGCCTCACCCAGGGACAGGCTAATTCACTGGGGCGCCGTGCTGGTGAACCACCATTGCCACTTGAGCGCCAGCGCGCGATCGCAAATCTGGTTTACAGCAAACGCATGGGTAACAATGCTCCCGGCGATGGCTGGAATTACCGTGGGCGCGGGCTTATCCAGATTACCGGTTTAAATAACTATCGTGACTGCGGAAACGGTCTGAAAGTTGACCTGCTGGAGAATCCTGAACTGCTGGCGCAGGACGAATACGCGGCTCGTAGCGCGGCGTGGTTCTTTGCCAGCAAAGGATGCATGAAGTATACCGGTGATATTGCACGTGTAACTCTGATTATCAATGGTGGCCGGAACGGCATCGACGACCGGCGCGCGCGGTACGTCACTGCCAGTAAGGTGCTGGCTATATGATCTGGGCATTCGTAAAAGCATATTGGAAACAACTGATTATCGTGGTGATGCTTGCTGCTCTGTTCATCGTCGGAGTGGTTGCCTGGAATATACACGGCAGTCGCCAGTACGATGCCGGGTATGCGCAGGCGGAAGAAGATCGCAAAGACGAAGAAGACAAAGTTCGTCAGTACTACGAACAGGAGAAAGTGACCAATGAACGTGAAGCGCAGCAGAGAATCGACCAGGCGCGCAATGATGCTCTTGATGCTGCCGCTCGCGCTGGCAGGTTGCAGCAACAACTCTTTGCCATCCGTGAGCAGCTCAGGCAGTATAACGCCATTGTCGGCGCTGGGACGTCAGCCGCAGACACCGGAGTTTTGCTTGCCGACGTGCTCAGCAAATCTCTCGAGAGAAACAGACAACTGGCAGAGTATGCTGACCGGGCAGCCGAAGCCGGAAGAGTCTGTGAAAAACAGTATGACACCCTGACAAGATAGCATGGCATTTTTCATGGTACTGATTTCCGGTGACGGTATATAAAACGGTACGGTGAAAATCATGTTGCAGGAAGTTGTTATCAGTCAATTGGTTATGGTATCCGTAAATAATTGAGTGGGAATGATTTTGATCCCTGCACTATGAATGAACAAAACCCTCTGTTACTACAGAGGGTTTTTTATCTTCAAGAATTATAGGCTTGAAGTTACTTACATCGATTAATTAAACCAGCTGTCCGATTTGTTCTCTTCTGCTTTGCCCACGCTTTTCATCAGATCGCGACCGCCTTCAGTCATATTTCTGTTTGCGTCAGCTTCAGATTGCACCACATCGGTTTGCGCAGCTTTGTGCTTCAGTTCCTGATCGATAAATTCGTTTTCGCGCTTAACGCGGGCTTCTTCTTTCGCCAGTGCCAGTTTTTGTTTCTGAATCTCTAAGCTGCGTAGCTCATCTTCATAACTTTGATCGCGTTTTTTGTCCGCAGTGGCTTCGGCGTCCAGTTTATCCTGACGAGCTTTCTTATTTGCCGCTGCCGTTGCCGCTCTTTTATTAGCCGCGGCCTGGGCGTTTGCGCGACGTTGCTTCTCTTGCTGGATTTCCCTGTTGCGCTCCGCGACCCATTCGTCATGCTGCCTTTGCTCTTCATTTTTACCTTGCTGTTCCGCTTCTGCGACAGCCGAGAGTTGATCCTGCAATGATGAGGCGATAGCCGGATAGCTAAAGGAGGCTAAGATGGCGCAAAGAAAAACTTTCTTCATGACTCCTCCTGATTATTAGCTCTTTTCAGGACATTTGGTATTTGGCTGAATACGCGTTTCGTTATACGTCGTGGTAATAACAACGGCTAAACCTGTCGTAAACTGGCACTCTTTACCCACCTGGGTGGAGGTATACACTTTGGTGCCTTCCTTATACGTTAGAGAAACACCTTCCACTAAGGTTTTATCATTCACCATAGAACCCGCTGCCGCGCCAACAGCTCCGCCGCCAACTGCACCTGCCGTCGTTCCGGAATTGCTGCCAGACCCCACGTTGTGGCCGATTACACCGCCAGCGACTGCACCAATAAGCGCGCCGAAGGCTTGTGCGTTTCGTTTATTTTGGGAGTTGTCTACGGCAACTTTTGCGGGAAGAATGGAAATAATATTAACGGTTTTAGTTTCTTGTTTGGTATTCAGTTGATCGGTTTGATAAACATCGGCGGCATGATCATCAGCATTTGACTGGCATCCTGCCAGAGTGAATGACGCTAACATTGCCACAGGCAGAAGACATTTTTTAAATTTCAT